GTGACGTTGTTTGGCAAGGCAATACATACACAAGGCTTCCTGTTGAAGCTAATGGCTTTGAAAAGTCTAGCAATGGAACTATACCTAGACCAACCTTACGGATAGCTAACGTAACTGGTGTAATAAGTGCCACTGCTAGGGCTTATGATGATTTAATAGGCGCTCAAGTCACTCGAAGGAAAACATTTGTTAAATACTTAGATGCTGTGAACTTTGCAAGTGGGAATCCACTGGCTGACCCCAACGCTGCATTTCAAGATGACATCTGGATAGTGGATAGGAAGGCATCTGAGAACGGGATATTTATAGAGTTTGAATTAGCAGCTATCTTTGACTTAGCTGGTGTTAAGCTCCCTCGTAGACAGTTCGTACAGAACATCTGTGGATGGGCATATCGTTCAGCAGAGTGCAGCTACTCTGGTGGGGCTGTAGCAGATACTAATGACGTAGCCACAACCATATTAGCTAACGATGTTTGCGGAAAGCGGTTAGCATCTTGTGCGCTTAGATTCGGAGAAACTGCTGTACTACCTTTTGGTGGCTTCCCTGCTGTTGGGCTTTTACGATGATTGAAATAACCGATAGTACGTTTGAAGAAATAAAAGAACATGCTAAACAAGAGTACCCAAAAGAAAGCTGTGGTGTACTTCTTATTGTAAAAGGAAAAGAGCAATACCTTCCTTGTAGGAACATTGCACAAGGTTTAGATTTTGCAATCCATCCAGAAGATTATGCACAAGCTGAAGACATGGGAGAGATAACCGCTATAATTCACAGCCATCCTAATATCTCCCCAAAGCCTTCTCAAGCAGATTTAATTGGCTGTGAAAATTCAGGACTACCTTGGCTGATTATAAATTGGCCTACAGGACTTACTTATCAATTTGAGCCTTCTGGTTATAAAGCTCCTCTTATTGGCAGGAAGTATGTATGGGGAGTTACTGATTGCTTTACATTGATTAAAGACTATTACAAAGAAGAGCTAGACATAGATATTAAAGATGTTGAGCGTAGTCCTAATTTCTGGCATGAAGGTAAGAATCTCTATCTTGACAACTATGAGAAAGAAGGTTTTGTTGTAGTGGACGAATTACAAAAGCATGACGTTATCCTCATGCAAGTGAGGAGTGGTCTACCTAATCATGGTGCTGTGTACATCGGTGACGGACTCATCCTGCAACACTTTGATAACCGCTTATCAAGTAGGGATGTCTATGGTGGGCTATATCAGAAAGTTACTACGCATATTCTAAGGCACAGGAGTTTATTATGAAGACAGTAATGCTCTATGGTGCATTAGGTAAGAAGTATGGGAGAGTACATAGACTTGAGGTGAGGAATCCAGCGGAAGCCTTAAGAGCATTTGCAGCAAATTATCCAGACTTCAGAAAGACAGTATCGGATGGTTCTGCTTATAAAGTTCTCATAGGTGGCAAGCAAGCTATTACAGAGGAAGAAGTATTTAACCCTGTGGGTGATAAAGAGAGCATTAGATTTATCCCTATTGTAGAGGGTTCTGGTAATAATCCAGTAGTAAGGATTGTCATAGGCGCGGTACTTACCTATTTTGCACCCGCTTGGGGGGGTACATTCATGGGGAGTGCTATGTCGTCAATGGGTTCTGCGTTAATCCTTGGCGGAATATCCCAACTGCTATTCCCAGCTCCTAAGCTAGATGGCCCAGCAGATAAGCCTGACAATAAGGCTTCATTTATATTCAATGGTGCAGTCAACACCTCTGCACAGGGTAATCCAGTGCCTGTGTGTTATGGCAGATTAATAGTAGGCTCACAAGTAATTTCAGCAGGTCTTTCCACTGAAGGTATTCCAGTATGATAGTAAGAGGTTCAGGAGGTAAGGGCGGAGGCGGTGGGCGTACAGCACAAGAAGCCTCGGATACACTACGCTCGAAGCAATATGCCCGTCTTATTGATGTAGTGTCTGAAGGAGAGATTGGTGGCCTAGTAAATGGATTAAAGTCTGTATACCTAGACGACGTACCTATCCAGAATGCAGACAACACCTTCAACTTTACAGACGTATCTATTATAAATAGAGAAGGTACACAGAATCAAACTCACGTAGCTGGATTCCCTGATACAGAGGTAGAAGCGGGTGTTGGCGTAGAAGTAGTAAAAGCTACCCCGCTAGTACGGTCAATAACTAATGTTAATGCTAGTGCCGTACGAGTGACACTATCAGTGCCAACCCTGACTGAGCAGAGCACTACTACAGGAGACTTATCCGGCTCTAGTGTAGAGGTGGCTATTGATGTACAGAACAACGGCGGTGGTTATGTACCCCAGATAATCTCAGCCTACACAAAAGATTTAGTGTGGGACGGTTCTGT